CTTTCAAAGCATTCTTTGCTTCATTTAGCTTCACAACAAGAGAATCCAAAGTACCAATTTTCTTTTCTGGATGCGCAGAATTTAAAACACGATTGATGCCATTCTGCATATTTTTTAACTGTTCAGTGTATTTCTTCTGTTCTCCGGCAAGATTGGCAGTGTCAATTTGTGGCTTTATATCAATAGACTTCTGTCCAAGCTTGGCAATAACGTCCTCAATGCTCTTAAACGTCTCTTTTACGGGCGTTTCAACTCCCTTAATAGAATTGCTTGCCTTTTTCATTTGAGAGCCTATTTCGTCTGATACACGCTTTGTAGAGGTAGATATACCTTGCATAGATGCAGATGCCGCTTTTGCACTCTCTTCCATATTTGAAAAAGCATTTCCAGACATGATCTTGCCAAGTGCGCTGTTGACTGTTTCTAATTGAGATACCAGTTTTTCTAGTGCACTATCCGCTTGTTTCGCATCGGCATTGACTTTCACGGTTAAATCATCAATTTCTGCCATAATCTCACCTCGCAAAATAGACGGCATAGCTATGACACCACGCCGCCCTCATTTTCTTTTTTCATCTTCGACAATTCAAAGTTACTCTGCATAATCTGTAAGGACTGGAATACCCTCTTAACCTTTTCCATTTGCTCTTCATGGCTAAATGGTTTGTTTTCCCTTTCAGCCTTTTCAAGAAGCGGCTCTTCAATATACTTTGCCTTGCTGTTAAATGCCGTAGCAATGGCAGATATCATATATTGACCGTTAATCCAATTCTCACGATCTCTTTCCTTAAGCAGATTGTTATGCCCCTTAAGAATTGCCTTTATTTTCCGTGGGTTTAAACTCCAGAATTGTTCCAACGTTATTCCCATTGGGTACAACTCCGGATACCACAGGTCTAAAAACAGTTCCCGGAACGAACCGTATCGTTTTCTTGTTATTTCTCCGTATTCTCCGTTGTCTCTCCCTCTGGATTTTCCTCTTTCTTCTTCTCTGAGAGAGCGCGAAAAAAATCGGAGTTATTCATTTCATCCCCCATAGCTTCCATGATTCCGTCAAACTTACCACCGGAAATCATGTGTTCCTGAATCTCTTTTCCGGCTTTTTCCTTGTTAAATCCGGCGCAAAGCCCAAAATATGCACGCACCATGGACATAGGCTTCTTTTCCGCATCTTCCATGGAAATTCCCATGTCTTCCAGATCGCAGATCATGTTAAGGTCAAATTCCTTTGACTTGTACTTTTTCCCGTTGATTTCAAATGTTTTCATATTCTACCTCGCTTTTCCCTCCCTAGTTATAGGGAAAAGGGCAGTCCGGAGACCGCCCTAAACTCTGTCAATAAGTGTCTGCCGTTTCTTCTTCGTCAATCACAACGGCTTTGCTTTTCTTGGAGCGTGATTGACTACTTATTCCCCCGATACTTCTACCTTTGTATCAAGTCCCTTATACTCTTCAATGACAAGGTTCATGTCAACCGTCCAAAGAGCATTTTGAGAACTTTCAGGCATCGGGATGTGTTCCGGTGGCTGTGCAATAACAAAAAACGCTTTTTCAAGATCCGGGTGGTAAACCTCAAACCACATACGTTTTCCGCCAGTCAATGCCTTGTAAGCCGCAATCAGTGTAGTCCATTCTGTAATCGTATCATCTGTGATATTTACGGTTACCGGCCATGAACCGCCTGTGTCCGCGCGTCCCTTAATGTTACGTGTAATCAGATCTTCCAATGCAGACGCATCAATTGTCTCCGGATCAATGGTAATTCCACCGATCGTATTAATTCTGGTAAGACCAGTAAACGCGGTCGGCTTCGTATCTTTTGTTGATTCTACTGCATAACCCAGTCTAATGCCGAGTGACGCTAAACCAGCTACTGCCATATCTATACCTCCTTAAATTTGCATAAAAAAATAGAGCCTATCGGCTCTTTGTTACTGTTTTTATAAAGAATCGCTTGCGCCAATCAGACGCCGTACTCTTCCCGTACATCGGAATTTCTTTTCACTTTCATTGTTAAACTCCGGCATTGCCGTTACGGAAAACCGAAGCATACTAAAAACGTTCAAGATAATTCCGAGAATCTTTTTTGTATCTCCTTGACTTGTATTTGTGATAACATCGACTTGAAAACTTTCAAGGACTGCATCAATTCCAACTACATCAAGTGCTTGCCCCTTTTGCACTCCTGGCAATTCGTGAATGTAAATTGTTGGAAAAACAGCTTTATCAAGGCTTCCCTTAACATTCGTAAAAGATTCTGAAAAATCTGTGTCCGGAAATTGTTCTTGCAAAATCGGCATTGCTTTCGCTTTTACGGTTGTAAAGATTTCCGATTCGATTTCAAACGCCCAGTTATCTTCCCTAACCATTGGAAAACACCTCCTTTGCAATTCTTCCGCACTGCTCAATGATTTCAAGGCTTGCCTTGTACATTGGCATTCTGGCTTCTATTCCTCTGGAATGATGCAGATTTCCGTCTAAATCTTTCCAATACCAACCTTCTTTATCAAAAGCATGTTTCTGTTCCGGGAATGTTCCTTGTCCTACTCCCGGAATGTTTTGGGGATTTTCAGCACCGAAACCGGATCCGAACTCTGCCATAAGCAATGGTGATACTTCTGCACTTTTAACTCCGTCTTTTGTCTGCCAACTGCTAATAATCTTTCCGGTTTCTTTCGCATGAATAATAACCGTGCACCCTGTTTCTTTTGGGTCAACTTCTTTTGAAAAGACAATGTATCTTCCAAAACCGCCAACGTTGTTCTGTGCCACTTCAATTCCGGCATCTGCAAGTCGCGAAACAAAAACTTCCAATTTTCTGTGGAAGTCATTCTGATAATCACGGATTTCTTTAATGGCGTTCTGTATGGATTTTTGCGATAAAATGTTTACGTTGATTGTCTTTGACATACGGTTACCTACTTTACATTTCTCTGTAATAAGAACAAATCAACGGTAAGTCCTTCATCAGCTACGCCCTTAACCGTGTAATCGGCTGATAGAGCGTCTACAATCGTTTGGTCGGCATCTTCATATGCTACTACAGATCTTTTCCAAATTACGCTTCCTACGGTCAACGGCAGTTCATTCTTTTCTGCGCAAATCTGCACATAGTTGGTTGAATCATCAATACCAAAAGACTTAGCAAGTGCTTCATCTAATTTATTGCTGATATTGGCATAAAAACAGATAGGCTTTCCATAACCTGTCCGATACTCTCCTGTTGTCTTCGGAACTTCTTTACCGTCAACAATAACCGTCTTAACTTTTCCGTCTTTACCCAGTTCGTAAACTGGTACTTTACCGCCAATCAGCGAATAAAACATTTTCTGCTTATTAATATCAAGCATCGCTATTCCTCTTTTTCACACCGAACCGCTTTTTCAATTCCGTCAATCCGGTGATGCGCCGACTTAACGCTTTCTTCAATCTTTACAAGTCTTGAATCGTGAGAATTAATCTCTTTTCTCATTTCAGAAAGTTCAGCTTTGATTTCTGCCGTATTACTGGTGATTCCGTCAAGTTTCATGTTGATACGAGTATTTTCCTTTACTCTCTCTTCAATGTCTTTTGTATCTGTTCTCTTGCTGTTCTTCAAACCCATAAATACAGAAAAACCAAGCGATAAAACGCTGATAATGATTGCCGTAGAAATTTCTATAGTCACATCATATACCGCCTTTCTCGTTTATTTTGCATACTGCCCACCGCCACTTAAAAGTATGCGCCCTGCTACATTCTGCCGTTTTCAGCAAAACATAACGCTCAATCTTCTAAACAATCCTAGCTATCGGATATATCTCTTTGAATAACGTATTTCGGTCAACCCATGTTCTCGATTTCCCATTCTCACTGTCTGACTGTTGGAAATCTCCCCCCAACTTCATACGGTCATAAACGACAACATTGATAAGAACGGATTCATACCGCTTAAGGTCTTCCTCGATTTCTTCTTTTGTATAATCGCTTGGATATCTTCTTTTGTTCTTGATATCTTCCGTAGCTTGATTGATTAACTGCTCCAAAAGTGGATTATCTTCCTTACGGTCAAACATCACAGTACTGGAAGTAAAGCCATCGCTTTCAACCGTTTCCATATGAAATTGTTTTAAACGGATCTTTACCTGTTCCAATACTGTGTATGCTGACATAATCTACTCCTTAAGACTGCTTAGATGTTACTGTTGCGTGACCGGCTTTTACTGCCTTGTAAGCACTGTCGCACTCAACGACCGTAATTACCTTTCCGGATTCTGCGGTGATATCAGAGGTTCCGTTCCAAGCACTCCATACCTGTACGCTCTTTCCATAGGTCACTTCCTGCTCTGTGTCTGCAACCTTGTACTTATAGGAATTTCCACTTGTAAGAGACGGACTTACGGTTACTTTTGTATCTCCAACCGCTGTTCCTGCAACACTGTTTACAGTAAGTGTTCCAAGGGTGTTGTCACCGGTAATTGTAGAAACAACGATACCGTCAATTCTTTCTGCAAACAAAACAATACCGGAAATTACGGTGTCTTTTGCGGTCATGTTGTCGTAATCCGGACTTTCATGCACTCCGATATATCCGGTCGGGTCACTGGTAAAGGAGAATACCTCATCAAGATCTGCTCCGTTGGTAGGAATGTAGTAAAGGACAATATTATCCTTTGCCGTTGCGTAGATAGTTCCCTTTGGTACGGAAGCGTTAAAAATAACGGTTCCGAGATTCAGGAAGTTTTCAACGTAAGTCATACCAAAAGCAGTCTGAATGGTGATCTGCGCTGTTGCAAGATAATCAGCTACATCAAGCGGATTCATAAAATAAACCGCTCCGATTTCATCATCCTCAAACAAAACCTGCAACTGTCCCCAAGCCTGTGCTAAAGCTGCCTGGAATGTTTTTCCTGAACAAGATCCGGTTCCAGTAGAAAGAAAATCAAAGAAATTCTTTCTGATTCCCTTCTGCACATCTTGAAGCATTTTATCCATTGTCATCTGGACTGCCTGATCGTAACCTCTCTCAATAATTGCTTCTGCGGAAGTGGCTTTTCTCCACTTCTTCAATGTAATTTCATCATAGTTGACAGGTTCGGTCTTATACTTGGAAAGTGGAATAATCTCACCTTCTGCAACGTTTCCGTCCTGCAATGTTCCGGTAGCCTTGTAAGACTTAAGTACAGTCCCGGCTTCCTTCGGAATCTTTCTGGTAACCCCTAATGCTTCCATTAACTTTTTAATGGAATATCCAAAAAGGTTTACAAATTCAATCTCTCTTGCTCTCGCAAGGTCTTCTTTCTTAATTAAATTCTCTTCTGCTGCCATTTCCTAACCTCCTGTTTTAGGTGAATAATTCCGGATTTAAAGCGATTGCTTTTCTTCTTTCGCTT